TAGTGATGCAATCTTTGGTATTTATGTTTCTAATAGTGCATCACGTAATGATTCTGATTTGGTAGATATAGACTACTGTTCTTTTGTAAATATCGCTTCAGGTGTGTACGGTTATTTCTTTAATAAGACTAATGCTACTGTTGACCGTTGCTTATTCTATATGTGTGGAGATGCAACTGATAATACGAAAGCTGCTGGATGGGCAGCTAGGAGATCTGGGGTAGCTACATCGACAGTCGTTCTTGCTGTCGGGAATTGTCTATTCTCTGGCTGTGGTCATGAGCTTTATAACCTAGGAACTAATCCAACTATCTTTCCTTCTAGTAATGTAGAAGGTATGGACGCTGCTGGTACTGCTTATCCTTTTAGAGATATTAATATTTTTGATTTTAGGCAGCCATCAGCTGACTATATTGCTACATTTGATTATGGAAGCTATGGTGAGAGCAGTTCAAAGTTATTAACTGGCGATGAATTTACTCTTACAATGGTACAAAGTTTTGTTAAGCCATATGAGAGTCGTATTGTTAGTGGGGTTGAGTGGTTTTCTTCTATGCCTTTTGGAAAGTATGGAGCTTTTGATATTAAGTCAGATTATTCGGATTATTTCTTTGCTTATTGGGATAGAGGGACTGGAGAATATTCTATTGATGATACAGCAAATAGAGATACGTATGTGTACTTATCAGGAACTCCAGCAAACCAAACAGTAGAGGCAGTTGGTGTACCTTATGGAGATATATATGGCTGGTATGAAGGGAAAGGGACTAGATTAAATGATTATAATAGTGGAGGAAATAAGAAAAAGATGACTTCAGGAAAACAAGATATTGTTATTGAACAAGGAGCTAATTGGAAAAGATCTTTGATTTGGAAAGATAAGAATGCTACTCCTGTTAACCTTACATCATATAGTGCAAAGATGTCTATAAGACAGAGAAAGAGTGACACTAACGCTCTTTTAACTGTTAGACATGATGGTGGTAGCCCAGAAATATCACTGGGTGGAGTTAATGGAACTATAGATATAGATATCCTAGCATCTAAAACAGGTGCACTTACATTTAAGTGGGGATATTATGATCTTGAATTAACAGATGGATCAAGTAATGTAACAAGAATACTAGAGGGTCGAGTACGACTTTCAAAACAAGTAACATTGGATGCTGACACTACATAATGGATTATTATATAGTTATTATAGACGAACAGATTCTTAAACTAGATCGTGATGATATTGGAGCTACTGTAAACGATCACGTAGATATTAGAGTGATTGAAACTTTAGGACCTTCACCATGATAGATAAGGATATAGAAGATATCATGGCTCATTGCTATAACGATAGTCAATACATGGCAAAGGTCTTATTCCCAGATCAGTTTAATGTAGCTTTTTCAGACTTACATGATCAGATATTTAAGGCTATTGATAGTGATAGTAGAAAGATTGTTATATCTGCTCCTCGTGGTATAGGAAAGACAACTATTGCTCGTATGATTGCTTCTAAGGCTATATTATTTAGAGACAAACGTTTTATATGTTATGTTAGTAATAGTGCAACTTCTGCTGAGATGCAGACAGAGAACATTAAGACTGAGCTTATTGCTAATCAAGATATTAGGAAGATATTTGGACACGTTAAACATTCTGACTATGAAGGTGTTGAAGAGATGTTTTCTAAAAAGACTTGGATTGCTAATGGTTATACTATGATTCTTCCTCGTGGTTCAGGGCAACAGATTCGTGGATTAAACTGGATTCGTTATCGCCCAGACCTCTTTATTGTTGATGATCTTGAGGATACAGATACACTTGAAAATGAAGAGATTAGGAAGAAGAGAAAGAAGTGGTTCTTTAGTGATCTTATGAGAGCAGTACCTTTATTGCATAAGAATTGGAAGATTATATATATTGATACTGTAAAGCATGAAGACTCTCTTATTCAGGATCTTCTTGATTCGGGGGACTGGCTACATCTAAGATTAAGTATCTGCGATGATAATTATAAGACTCTTGCAAGTGATTTCATAAGTCAAGAAGAGCTTGATCAGGAACTTGCCTCTTATAGGGAAAAGAAGTTAATGGATGTCTTTGCTATGGAGTTCATGAGTATACCATCATCTAAGGAAACGGCTTCATTTAAGAGTGAATATTTTAAGTATTATAAAGAGGATAGTAAGAAATTTATTGATCGTAAACCTATGATGGAGAATATTGTTATAGTCGATCCTGCAAAGACTACTCAGATGCACAATGCTGAATCTGGTATTGTAGTTTGGGGAGTTGATCTTGAGACCAATTCTCTTTATTTAAGACAAGCTATTGGAGGTCATTATCATCCAGATGAATTATACGATGAGACTTTTCAAATAGCGCAAAGGTATAACTCACGTGTTATAGGTATTGAAGTTACTGGACTTAATGAGTTTATAACTTATCCATTTAAGAATGAGATGATTAGGCGAGGTTTAAATTTTGAAGTTCTTGAGCTAAAAGCAAGATCAGGTAAAGGAGAATTTTCTGGAGTAGGGGGAGGAAAGAAAGGACGTATTTCTTCATTGATTCCTTTTTATCGTCAAGGACTTGTTTACCATAATGAGACTGGTTGTGGAGCATATGAGAAACAGATATTAAGTTTTCCAAGATCTAAGAAGTGGGATATTATGGATGCAGCTGCTTATATTGTTGAGATTCTTGATATGGGACTTAGATACTTTACACCTAAAGATTTTGATTCAGAAGATCCTTATGATATTGAGAAAGAATATGATATCTTAGAGGATGAGTATAATGATCCCGCTTTTGATGATTGGAGAATATTAGCGTAATGGCAACGAAAAAAGTAAGATACTTTACCTTTGGTCCTGCATTTTATAATAGTTCATCTCATGATGCTTTCGCTATTATTGATAATGATACTGGTAGTACTCAGATGACTGTTGAGCATGATGGTATTGCCTGCTCTGCGTGGACTGCAAATAGGCTTTTGATGGCAGGTCCTACAAATGGAAATCCTATACCAAAGATGAAAACTGGTAATCTATCTGATATAGTTACGTCAAGTGATAGTTCTATTACAATATCTGCTAATGATATTAGTGTTGCTCAATCTGGTATGACAAAGACTGTCTATTATACAAATGCAGATGTTGATAGTGGTTATACTGATATTACAGTATTTTCTGATACTTTTGCAAGTAATCGACCTGCACCGATAGGAAGAGCTCTTGTAATAGCACATAATTGGGGTGGTTCAGCTCTTACAGCTACTGTAGAAGGGTGGATTGAGTTTTTCTATTCACTTAATACTCAAGATTCAGGACCTTCTATTACAAAAATAGGAGGAGACGCTAATTCAGATGTTTTAGTAGGTAATGGTACTGGACTAACCAATAATGGTATTAGAGTATATAATTACAGTACCCCAACCATCGACCAATTAAGGCTTGGAAATGAGACAGGATCCACTGTGAAGTGGAGAGTAGTCTGGTGGGATTTATTTCAAAAGCTGGACGCTACAATATAGTAAGGAAAAATAATGCCAATAAACTTAGACCCTAACTCAAGCAAAAACTCTAAAAGACAGGACCTATATGGAGTCCACTATGAATACGACTATCCAGATGGAATGGATCTAAAGCCTGGTCATGATGCTCATGATGATCTTGTCGATCTGGTTATGAAGAGAGCTCAAGAGAGCCGACGTAATATGGAGAATCGTTACGATAGTTGGAATGCTGTTGATAGAACACTTACTGCATATGTAACGCCAGAGAAAGAGAAGAATATAAAGGACGCTAATGCTAGTCCTCCTGTTGTTGTACCTATGTCTTATGCGACTCTTGAAACTCTTTTAACATACATGACTACAGCTTTCTTAGATAATCCTATATTTAGGTATCAGGGTTTAGGATCAGAGGATACCATTGGAGCAATTCTTCTTGAGTTAATTATAGATACTCACTGTAGACGTGCAAAGGTAGGGCTTAATTTACATACTCAATTTAGAGACGCATTCTCTTACGGCTTTGGAGTTGTGTCTGCAGGATGGGAAAGAAAGTTAGGTAAGAAGGCAGTTAAGAATAATACTGGATTTATTTCTTCTATCTCAGGTTTATTTAAACAGACTGGTGTAGAAAGGCTAATGAAAGATGGAGTCGTATGGGAAGGAAACTACCTGGATAATATAGATCCTTATTTATTCCTTCCAGATACCAATGTACCTATTACTGAGATTCAGAAGGGTGAGTATGTAGGTTGGATTGATAGAGATAATATTATGTCTTTGTTAGGTCAAGAAGAGGAAGATGAAGATATGTTTAATGTGAAGTACCTGAAACATATTGATGGTACTTCTGCTTTAACAAAGTCTGAAAAGGATGAGAGAGCAAGACAAGAAGGTGTATGGAGAAATAGAGATACAACTACAGAAACATCTCCTGTAGATGTTGTCTATATGTATTGCAATATCATTCCTTTTGATTATGATTTAGGGGATAGTGAGTATCCAGAAAAGTGGCTCTTTGTAGTTGGAGGTGATACTGTATTATTGAAGGCTCAGCCACTTGGTCTTGATCATGGGGATTATCCAGTAGGTATTGCAGCACCTGACTTTGA